TCTTTACTTTTAACTTCATATTTAAAGGCTAATAATTTCTTTCCGTTATCTAAATCTTTATCGTTTACCAAAAAAGTATCTTTTATTTTTAAAACGGCTTGATCAAGGACTAAAGTATCGTTAGTGAACTGCACTTTATTTTCATCAACGGAAGTTGATTTTTTTGAGTTGTTATTGTTGTTACTACATGCCACTAAAACTAAAAAACAAGATAATAAAATAAATAAAACTTTTTTCATTCTACATTTCTCCTTTAAATTAATTTATATTAAAGCGCCACTAGGACGCTATTAATCGAACTTTTGATAGTTATATATAACTTTACCGATAACTTCTATTTCGTTAGTATTTTCAATGTCATATGTATTTGTTTTGAATTCATCAAAATAGCTAACTGGTTCTAAATGTAATTTGGTTTCCGTAAGTCTTACACGTTTTACTGTATATTCTCCACCTAATCGTAAAACTAAAATATCATTACTGTTTAATTTATAATCTTGATTAATTCTATAGTCATGTACGATTATATACGAACCATTAGCAAGTATTTTATTCATGCTATCGCCGTTAACTTGTAAAGCTATACATTCGCTAGGTTTGCGACCACTGAAAACAAAAGATGGCGCTTTGAGAGTCTTATTATCAACCGTCATTTCTTCAAAGTTACCAGCAGAAACTTTACCATAATAAGGAATATCAATTTCGTTATCGATTTCTGGGATTGTAGCTTCTTCGATTTCTCCTAATAGATATCCTTTTGAAACATGAAACAAACTAGAAATTTTCTCAATCATACCCATTCTAGGTTCGTTTTTGCCGTTTTCCCACATTCTAATAGTACCTTCGGAAACATCTAATTTTTTTGCCATTTCAACTTTTGATAATCTATTGTTCAGTCTAATTTCTTTGATGGAATGTTTGAAAGCCATTTTAATTACCTTCCTTATATATATGATGTTTTGACACTTATTATTATACTATGAAAAATCGTAATTGCAACATCTAAAATACGATTTATTAAATTAAAGTTACGCATTTTTTAAAATAAATTACGAAAAATACTTGCAATCGTATTTATAATTCGATATACTCTAATCAGAGCTTAACAAGGAGGTAAAAAAATGAATCACATAAAACAAAACTTGAAGTTAGATGAATGGCGAAAAAGAAAAGGTTATACTCAATCATCTTTCGCTTATAAATTAGGAATTTCTCCATCAACTTATAACATTTGGGAGAATAATCCAGAAATCATCAAACCTAAAGACGCATTTAAAATTGCAAAAGTTTTAGAAGTCTCTATCGACGAGATTATTTTTTTAAAAGATGAATCGTATTTTAAATACGTTTTAGTCGAAGAAAAACAACACCAAACAATTTAATAAGGAGGAAATCAAATGCGAGATTTACAAGTATTTAATTTCGAAGAATTACCAGTAAGAACATTAACAGTAAACGAGGAACCATGTTTTGTAGGGAAAGATGTTGCAGACATTTTAGGTTACAAAAGAACGGCAGACGCAATCAGAGAACATGTTGATGCTGAAGATAAAGGGGTCGGTAAAATACAGACACCTGGAGGAATGCAAAATGTAACGCTAATAAATGAATCAGGATTATATAGTTTAATCTTCTCATCAAAATTAGAATCAGCTAAACGTTTCAAACGTTGGGTGACATCAGAAGTTTTACCGACTTTAAGAAAGACTGGAACTTACCAAGTGCCAAGCGATCCAATGCAAGCACTCAAGTTGATGTTTAAAGCGACGGAACAAACTAAAGAAGAAATTGCGACAGTGAAAGCAGATGTTATCGATTTGAAAGAAAACCAAAAGTTAGACACAGGAGATTACAACTTATTGTCTAGAACGATTAATCAACGAGTTGCTCACATTCAAAAGATACATGCAATAACAAATCAAAAACAACGCAGTGAATTATTCCGAGACATCAATTCAGAAGTCAAAAAGATGACAGGCGCAACATCAAGAACAAATGTAAGACAAAAACACTTTGATGATGTTTTATCAATGGTTGCTAACTGGTTCCCGTCACAAGCGACATTATACAAAATAAAGCAACTAGAAATGGACTTTGAAAACGAAGTATAAGGAGTGATAGCAATGGAATACATTGGATTTGCGGACGCTATCGAGTTTGTGAAAATAAGTGGAATTTCTAAAAACGATTTAGAAAAGCACGTTTATAGCAATAAAGAGTTCCAAGAGAAATGTATGTACAGATTTGGCAAGAATCATAAACGCTACATCAAGATTAGACCGGCAATTGACTTTATAGAACAAAAATTAATGGTGTCAGAAACGGCACTTTAGAGGAGTTTTACTGAAGAAAGAGGATATATCGAAAAACTTTTAGAAAGGGTGGATTAAATGAAGTACTTACTAAGTTACATGACGATGTTTATCGCAATGATTATCACATTACTTTTAGGAGGTGGTTTCACAACAGTATTAGGAATTGCAATGTTAACGCTAATCTTTAGCACATTCTTTTGGGAGAAGTGGCTTGAGATAACAAAAAAGACTGAAACTTGCGCCAACAAGTAACAGTCGGAGACTTTAAAAATTATATGTACTTAAAATTTACAACTAAATAAGGAGGTCGTCAAGTTGAAACACAAATTACTAAAAATTGCTAACGACTTAAATGCATTAATTGTTCATAGCAAAGAGAACGTTGAATGTTCTTTCAAAACAGGTATTTGTGAAGATGAAGTAGTTTTATTCTTCCATCATTACTCAGATGAGTATGATGCAGAAGTTAAAGATATTTTGTTTGCTGAATTTCATACGCCAGAAAAACTTTATAACAAATTCGAACTAGCTAAAAAAGTGATTGAAGGGGAGTGTTTAATCGATGAGTAATTTATTTGAGTTAAAAGATAGTTACCAACAAGTTTACGACCTTATTGCAGAACAAGAAGATGAACAAGTTTTAAAAGACACGTTAGCTAGTATTAATGACGCTATCGAAGATAAAGCTGATGGATATGTAGCAGTCATTAAGTCTTTAGAAGTAGACAACAATGCTATAGACGAAGAAATAAAACGATTAAGACAACGTAAAACTTCTAACCAAAACGGTGTCAAACGTTTAAAAGAAAGTTTACAAGAAGTTATGGAGCAGACAGGTAAAGAGAAGTTTAAAACTGCGCTTAATTCGTACAGTATAGCTAACAACCCACCTAGTTTAGATGTTATAGATGAAAGTTTAATCCCAAAACAATACTACATCGAACAGCAACCTAAGTTAGACAAAAAAGAGTTGTTGAAAGCTATAAAAGACGGTTTAGAACTCAAAGGAGTAGAACTAAAACAAAGTAGAAGTTTGAGGGTGAGATAGATGACAGAGAAAAAACAAGAACTCAATCTTTTTCAAAAAATAGTAGAAGTTAAAAAGAACATCGAAGGCTTTACTAAAGACGCTAAAGGTTACAACTACGACTACGTAGAAGGTAGTCAGATACTTTACAAGATACGTCCCAAAATGGAAGAACATGGGTTGCTAATATTCCCTTCTGTCACAGCATACGAAACTAGAGAAACAAAAAACAACAAAGGTAAAACGGAACATATCGTTTCAATGAATATGGAGTATCACATTATCGATAGTAAAAGTAGAGAAGATTATATCGTTCAATTCGCAGCATTCGGACAACAACAAGATATCGCACAAGCCTATGGCACAGCCCTTACTTATGCCGAAAGATACTTCTTATTGAAACTATTAAATATTCCGACAGATGAAGATGACCCAGATGCTAAGCAAAAGAAAAAAGAATATAGCAAAGCTGATAAACACGATATCGAAGTATTGTCCAATACGATAAAACAATTTGCAGAAGCAATGGGCGATACAGAAGAAGGTGTAAAAACACAATTAGGAATTATCGATTACAAAAAATTAAGCGTTGCTGATTGTATGAGATACCTACAAACAGTAGTCGGCTGGAAAAAAGAAAATGGAGTGAATTAATAATGATAAACAGAGTAGTTTTAGCAGGTAGATTAACAAAAGATCCAGAGTTCAGACAAACAGCAAGTGGAGTAAGTGTAACCACATTTACATTAGCGGTAAATAGAACATTCAAAAACAAGAACGGCGAAAGAGAAGCAGATTTTATCAATGTAGTTGTATTTAGACAACAAGCAGAAAACGTTAATAACTATCTTTCTAAAGGTTCGTTAGCTGGAGTAGATGGACGTATTCAATCACGAAGTTATGACAATAACGAAGGGCGACGTGTTTTTGTGACGGAAGTTGTAGCAGAAAATGTTCAATTCTTAGATAGTGGAAACAAAAATAACAACCAAAAAGGTAATTATCAACACCAAGCTAACAACTACCAACAAAATAGTAACTATCAACCCAATAATAATTACCAACCACCTCAACAGAACAATAGCTATCAACCACCACAGCAAAATCAAAATAGTTACCAACAACCACAACAACAGAATGCAAGTTACCAACCACCTCAACAGAACCAACAACAAAATCCATTCGCTAACGCTAATGGTCCGATAGATATTCAAGATGAAGATTTACCTTTCTAGGACTGATATAAATGCCAAAAATAAAGAATTACATCACTCAAGATGACGGTACGACTACCATTGTCATTGAGGGTGTAGAACTAGATAACAAAACATCATTACTTTTAGACAATGGTTACGAAGTCGAAGTAGATGTGAAAGTGGTTGATCCATTCAGAATAACGAACAAGCAACGTAAGAAGATATTCGCACTCGTCAAAGATATAGAAGTCCATACAGGTATGCCAATGGACTACATGCGCCATATGTTCATTGAATATGTAAGAACGTATTACGGATATGATGAACGCATTTCACTTAGTAACTGCACACGTACACAGGCAAGTCAGATTATCGAAGTAACAATCGACTGGGTATTCGCTAATGGAATAATACTTGCTTACAAAACAAGCGATTTATTAAAAGGCGATAAGTCGTTACTTTACTGGGCGACAGTTAATCGTAACTGTGTACTATGCGGGAAATCAAACGCCGACCTCGCACATCACTACGCAATAGGTCGTGGTGCTAACCGTAAGAAGATGCAGCATTACGATTATGAAGTGTTGGCTTTATGCAGACGACACCACCAAGAACAGCACAACATAGGCGTTAAGTCTTTTGATGAAAAATATATCTTACAAGATAGCTGGATAAAAGTTGATGATCGTTTAAACGCCATGTTGAAAGGAGCTAAAAATGAATTCGAGAGTAATAACTAAAGAAAGTAAAAAAGAAATCGCTTATAGAATCAAACAAATAAGATTACAAAGAAATTTTGATATAAACGAATTCGCTGAAATCTTATATGTTTCTCCTTTCTCTATAAAACAATGGGAAGAAGGCAAAAGAATTCCCAATATCAAGAAAATAAAATTAATAGCATTCGTTTTCAAGACAACACCTGAATGGCTATTGTACGGGGAGTGACCACAAATGACTTTAGGAAATCGTATTAAACAGCATAGGCAAGACAAAGGTTTGAATATGAGAGAGTTTGGAGAATTCATCGACAATGCCTCTGACAGCATAGTAAGTAGGTGGGAACGAAATATTTCTGTACCTAATGCTAAAAGACTTAAATTAATAGCTGATGACATGAATATTACTGTAACAGAGTTACTGAAAGGAGTGAAATAATGGCGGTTTTTAGAGTTTACAAAGAAACTGGAAACTTCGTAACTGTACACAAAAATTTTATTCATGACGATAACCTAAGCTGGAAAGCTAAAGGAATCTTGCTTTACTTATTAAGCCGACCTGATGACTGGCAAATATACGAATCAGAATTAGTTAGACATTCAACTGACGGACTTAGTGGCCTCAAAACTGGCATAAAAGAATTGGAGAAAGTCGGTTATATTCAACGAACTAGAAAGCGTGATGATAAAGGTAGGTTGAAAGAGTATGAATATGCTGTCTATGAAAAACCTAACCACATTCGATTTTCCAACGTAGGAAAAACCTATATAGGAAAAACCTACGTAGGAGAATCGCACACTACTAATAATAATAGTACTAATAATGATTTAACTAATAATAAAAACACTAATAATGTGACAGACGAGACATCAAAATCATTTCAATATATTAGTAATAATTTAGAAATCATACAAAGTCCATTAAAAGCACAACAACTAGAAGAAGCTATAAAGGATTTTAAAGATAACAAACTAGAGATTGTTACTGTAGCTACTGATTATTGCAAAGAAAATAACAAAGGCATTAACTATCTTATCAAAGTATTAGAAAACTGGAGTAAAGACGGTGTCGATACTAAAGAAAAAGCGATATCTAAAGTTAAACCTAGAAACAATAAAGAAGATAATTACCTAGCTAAGAAGAAACAGGAACTATTAGGAGGTTAGACATTATGTCAATGACTGAACTAGAAGCAATTGAAATCTTAGAGTTAATAAATAATGTCTACGATATGAAATTCAATAAAATTAAGTACAACCTTTGGGTAGAACAACTCACACAATATGGGGATTTCGACAGAACACTACACAAAACAAAGAAATATGTTAGAGAAAGTCGTTATAAACCTACGATTGCACAAATTATTGATCGCAAACCACCAGAAATGAAAAGCGCAGTGATACCAGAAGAACAGACTGATAAATATAGAATGCAGCACGATAAAGAGTTTAGAGAGAGAAGGCGACAATTAAGAAAACAATGGCAAAAGATGAAAGAGGATTGGGGGTTAGATGATGAGTATTGATGTGTTGAGTACCGAAGAATCTATTATATCTAACCTCATGCGTAACCCAGAGTTACTAAGTAAATTCAGATTGAAACCTGAAATGTTTACTGATGAAAAATTAAGAGTGTTCATTGAGTATGCACTAGAGCAGGGAAAAGTCGATGTAAACCAAATCTACTTTAAAAGTCGTGATGATAATGAATTTATATCTACTGACCGATTAGGTCGTTTATACAACTCAGATGGCACTGACAAGGCGTTTTTTATGGACGATCAATTGAACCTATTACAAGAATACGTTTTGTCACAAGCTCGTGAGAAGCTGACAGAGTATCAATCAATGCCGAATAAAGAAAATTTTAATTATTTGGTAGAGGAATTAGAGAAATTAAAAGGTATGACAATAAAAAAAGCAGACGCTACTGATAGTTTTCTAGCTGAAGTTGTAGAAAATATTCTATCTGATGAACCAAAACAATTTATTAAAACTGGTATTGCTTCTATAGATAACAAAATCATTGGTTTTGAACCAGGTCAGTTGAATGTATTAGGTGCAAGACCTTCGTTAGGTAAAACTTCTCTTGCATTAACGATGATGTGGAATATCGCGCAGCGTGGGTACCCTACAACGTTCTTTAGTTTAGAAACTGGAGGTAACAATATCGTTGAACGATTAGTTGCAACAATAACAAATATCCCACTATCTAAAATTAAGCAAGGTAACGGATTAAATGATGATGAAGTTTCATCGGTAATGTCTGCTATAGATCAAATTAAAAAATGTAATTCTTTAAAGATTGAGGACCAAGCACAAATGACACCACAAGACGTTAGAGAAGTCGCATCTCAAAAAACAGATAAACCTCACGTTATATTTATTGATTATCTTACACTCATGCAATCAGATGTACCTCAACGTGATAGACGGTTAGAAGTTGAAAAGATTTCTCGTGATTTAAAAATTATAGCTAAAGAAACAGGTTGTATCATTATCGCACTATCTCAATTAAGTAGAGGTGTAGAAAGTCGTAGTGATAAGCGTCCGATGATGTCTGATTTAAGAGAAGCAGGAGGAATTGAGCAAGACGCGAATATGATTTTCTTCTTATACCGTGACGATTATTACGACCAAGACCAACAAGACAACATTACAGGCAAGTCGGAAATTGAATTCATTATTTCTAAAAATAAAGACGGAGAAACAGGGGTGGCACACCTTGATTTCTACAAGAAAACGCAGAGGTTTTATGGATGAAAGTTTATGAGTATCAGCAACTTTTAGGTTTTATGTATCGAGAGGATTATAAAGAAGATCCAATCATAGCCAAAATATTAATTGAGTCTGGGTGGGCAATTAATAGGTTGCTTGACGCCGGCACCATTAAACCTTTTGACGATTACGAAAGCGTTAAAGAATTAATCATGAATGAAACGAAGTGGAGGCAACCAGATGGGACTTATCGACGGACTTAAAAAGCAATACACGTTATATCAGATTGACGGTTGGGAGATGTGCAGTGTAACGCCGTTAGGAGAAGATACATTCAAACTAGGTAACTATGCAGGCATACACTTTAGAAACACATTTTCAGGAACGGTAACGAAAGATGAGCTAGAAAAACTGAAACGCAAACATAAGCTTTTCAGAAAAGAAGAATTGCAACAACAGATGACAATTAACGAATTATTATTTTGAGGTGGAGTTTTGAGTAAATACAATTCTAAAAAAGTTGAATATAAAGGTTTTGTGTTCGATAGCAAAATTGAATGCGACTACTACCAACATTTAGAACGTAACTTAGGTGATGGATATGGTCGTATCGAGTTGCAACCTAAGTATGAATTACAACCTAAATTTGATGGAAACAAACCTATTTATTATGTAGCAGATTTTGCTTTATGGAAAGACGACAAGTTGCTGGAAGTTATAGATGTAAAAGGTATGCCGACACCAGTAGCGAAGATGAAAGCGAAGATGTTCAGGTATCAAAACAGAGATATACCACTTACATGGATATGTGAAGCACCTAAATATACAGGTCAAGAGTGGATAACGTATGAAGAACTATTAAAAGCACGCAGAAAGCGCAAAAAGGAGAAGAAGAATGGTAAAGATTAAACGAAAAGTAGCATTAGAACCTAAAGAATTTTTAAAGTATTTATTAAAAAAAGAAGAAACAACAGTAGAGTTAAACGGTTATACGAGTGATGGTGAAATATTTTCATTCGAACCAGAAGTAACTATAAATGAATTTGTGAGTTATTACCCATATGACAATACTTACACGGTAGAAATCGAAGAAGAAGTTACGGAAGAAACAAAACTCCCTAAATGTTTAGAAATTTCTTTTGATCGAAAAAGTGGCAGAGACGTGGCGGTCGTTCATGAAAATTGCTCGGTTAAACAATTAACTGATAGAAATCCTGAACATTCACTAGATATAAGAACTATCCATCTAGTAAACGATGACGGAACGGTTGAACTCATCTGGAAAGATGGCGAAATGGTAGGTGATGAGCAATGGCTAACAGAGAAGAAACAATTGAAGTTGAAGCGACACTCAAAGTGAGATGTAAATATCCAGTATGGATAAACAATCATATTACGAGAGATGAAGAAAAAGAGCGGATTTTAGATTTAATCAGTAAGAACCCTGACAAAGAGTTGATGAGCGAAGATTTTAAACTAGTTGAATTAATAGAGGTGGAATAAATGGAAGCAACAAAAATGAGAGTTAAAAATAAATACTTCTCTATTACACCTAATGTAGTAGAGAAAATGAAAGAAGCAGATATCAATCCCGATATCTTAAGACAAAGATTAGCTTCTGGTTGGAAGTTTGAAGATGCAATAGAAGCACCTATTGGAGTAAGACGTAGTGAGTGGGATAGTTTAAAACCTAAAGAGGACGAAATTGCTAGTTATAAAGAGAGAATGGAGCAACGCAGATTACAAGAGTTAAAACGTAAGAAACCACATTTATTCACAGTGCCTCAAAAACACCCTCGTGGTAAATGGTGCAAGCATCTTATGGAGAATGACATATTCCCTAGAAAGGTGGTTAGATCATGAGCATTAAAGATTTGATTATAGGCGATAGAATCAGAATCCAAGAAGTTAACGGTGTTGAAATTACAGTGCAAATAAAAAATGTTTATCGTTTAGTTCAGTCAAGTCTTGATATGGATAAATGGGTTGCTGATGTAGAAGCAATTGACGGGAGAACTTGGACTATTGATGATTGTTATGATTTTTACTCATTACCTAATGGAAATGAAGGAACTAAAAAGACATTAGATGACAAAGTTAACCACCCGTCACATTATACGTATGGAGATATAGAAGTCGTAGACTTCATAGAACAGGTCACTAAAGATTACAAACCAGAGTTAGCATTTGCGATTGGTAATGCAATCAAGTATATAAGTCGTGCTAATCGTAAGAACGGTAAAGAAGATTTAGACAAGGCGCGTTGGTATCTGAATAGAGCATTTGAGAAGTGGGAGGGTTAATGAAATGAGAAACACATTGACAGATTTAAACAATCATTTATTTGCACAATTAGAAAGATTAAGCGATGAAGATTTAAAAGGAGAAGAATTAAAAGAGGAGTTACAAAGATCTAGCGCAGTTTCTAAAGTAGCTCAAAATATCATTAATAATGGCAGTTTAGTCCTGCAAGCACAAAAGTTTAAAGATGAAAAATTAGATGCAGAATCAGAAATCCCTAAGTTGTTAGGAGAATAGTAGCCATGAGGCATATTTGGACTGGTGAACACGAAAAATATATCCGAGATAACATCAAAGGTAAAACTAAAAAAGAAATGACAGAAATGTTTAACAAAGAATTTGGTTCTGATGTCACTATAGAGAAAATGAAAGGTTTTTGTTCGAGAAAAAGGATAAGAAGTGGCGTTGATTGTAAGTTTAAAAAAGGTGTGCCTTCTTGGAACAAAGGCAAAAGTTTTCCGTCTAGAGGAAGAAGCTCTGAAACTCAATTCAAAAAAGGTCAAAAACCTGATAACACATTTCCTTTAGGAACGATAAAAACCACTACTGATGGCTACAAATTTATAAAAATCAAAAAACGAGGTTCTAAAAACGAATGTTGGAAACAATACACACATTATTTGTGGGAACAAAAGCATGGGCCTGTTCCAAAAGGATATTGCTTAATACACTTGAACCAAAACAGGTCAGATTGTAGCGAAGAAAATATAGCGTTGATAAGTCGGAAAGAATTAGTGCGTATTAACAAACTTAATTTAACTTCAACTGATCGTAACTTAACTAAAGTAGGAATCAACTTTGTTAAATTATTAAACAAACAAAAAGAAGTTAAGGACAAAATAAATGCTGCTAAGTGACACGATCAACCAACGTTACAAATACAACACACAAGGCAAGACACCTACACAAATACAGCATGAGTTACGTGAGTTAGGTGTCAAAGGCTTTGTGGTTAAGATAGCAGAAAACAGAGTGACGATGAAAGTTAGTGAAAACGATATTAAAAAGAACAAGGGGTGTTTGAGATAATGATTAAATTTAGAGTTTG